ATGCTCACATATATTGAAAAGACTCTTATAAAAAAAGAAATTCTTAAAGGTCACTCAACATTTAAATTTAGAGTTAAAAGATTCAGCCTTGCAAATGAATTGGCTTATAATTCCAACCCGTCTTTTTATAACTATTCCACAAAGCAAAAAAGACTAGATGCAATAACATTACTTTGCCGTGGTTTCTTTATAGGAAAAGATGAAACCTTATCCATCACCAAAAAAACATGCAATGATAATTTTGGCATCAGTGAGAACAGCATCACCTCAATAATCAACACATTAAGCGTAAAAAAAAGCATCACTATTTCAAGAAAATATCATGATAGGAGAGAATTGTTAATTGAACCCACTAATAAAGGGATAACAGAAATGTTTTTGTTCTTTATGAGAGTGTCGTATCCAAGAGTAAAGAGAAGTGATTATGAGGATCTAATTGCAATTAAAAGTGGGAATATAGATAATAAAGGGCTCATTAATGTAATTAGTAATTACTCATCTCATCTGGTTCTTGGCTACTCGATTACTTCTTTTGTGCCCTTAACGAAAGTTTTCCTAGAAAGAGTCGGTGGCCGCATAATCATGTTCCATCTTTATAATCAGATTATTGGTTACCATTCCAGTCTGTATAAAACTAATTGCACACGCTCATCCTTATACTCTAAACTTAAGATCTCCAGACCTCAAATTAACAGGATTTTATCTTCTGCTGAGGAAAATAAACTTTTATCAATTGACAACTCAGGCCATATTTTTTTGAACAACAGCTTCGCCAACCTTATTGATGATTATTTTGCGGTACTAATGTCACTTAATCAATATTAGTTGAGGTCATATTAACATCAGACCTCATCGTTTACTATGATAGATTACATTTTATGATGCGAGAATATTTAAATTATAAACATCATCAAATGTAATCTTGTCCGGTTTCGCATCGCGGATCTTTCCAAATATATCTTACTTGCACGACTTTAATCTCAATCTAAGATTATTCAATTAAGTTACTCGGATAGAAATCATATTGATGATTCGAACTATTGAAATAAGTATAGCTTAAAATCAACGCACTTTCAGAAGGTCGGTGAACCTGGTGGTGTAGCGCGGAGAAAGCATTTCTCGCTTCATTTGCCACTGCTGCTGAATACCCTGCCCGGCAAAATAGAGCGTGCCCTTTCCGTCCTTTGCATTCAGGTGATCCAGTACCTCCATTAACTTCTCACTACCAGCTCGGGGAGCACTGTCATCGAACAGGTTTAGTTGGGCCACGCCCTGGCTGAAGAAGTCGCCCAGCATGACACCCGCTTTCTGGTACCGGTGACCGTCCTTCCAGATTTTGTCCAGACACTTTACCGCGGCGTTGATGATGTCTCTGCTGTCCTGCGTTGGCGTGAGCAGCCTTACCGATGCGCTGTTTCCGTAATACGGCTCATTAAGGGCAAACGGAGAGGTCTTAACGAAGGCGGATATAAAACGGCAATACTGGTGCTCGCCGCGAAGCTTTTCAGCACCACGGGCCGCGTAGCTGCAAATAGCCTGCCGCATTTGCTCATAGTCAGTAATGCGTTCGCCAAAAGATCGGCTGCATACAATTTCCTGCTTCACCGGCGCGAACTCTTCCAGATCCAGGCATGCCTCGCCGCGCAGCTCACGGACGGTTCGCTCCAGCACCACATTAAAGTGTTTTCGGATAATCCACGTACTCTGCTCTGAAAGGTCCAGTGCGGTTTTGATGCCCATGGCGTTCAGCTTCTTGCTGATGCGCCGGCCAACGCCCCAGACATCCTCCACAGGAACAAGCGCCAGTAGCCTTCGCTGCCGGTCGACGTTTGAGAGGTCAACCACCCCGCCAGTCTGCCGTTGCCATTTTTTCGCAGCATGGTTAGCCAGCTTCGCCAGCGTCTTGGTCTGCGCTATGCCGACGCCGACTGTAAGATGCGTCCGCTGTAAAATAGTCGCGCGGATCTCTTTCCCGAACTCAGTCAGGTCCCGGCAGTTTCTTACGCCGGTCAGATCGCAGAATGCTTCGTCTATGCTGTAAATTTCCACGCGTGGGCTCATTTCTTCCAGCGTAGTCATTACCCGGCTGGACATGTCTGCATAGAGCTCGTAGTTGCTGCTGAAGCAAACAACACCAGCGCGCCGGAATAGGTCCTTTTGCTTGAAGAACGGCTCACCCATCGCTATCCCGGCTGCCTTTGCCTCGGCGCTACGTGCTATTACGCAGCCGTCATTATTCGACAGAACGACAACAGGCCGCCCGCGCAGGTCTGGTCTGAATACCGTCTCGCAACTGGCATAAAATGAGTTCACATCGACAAGGGCAAACATCACATCACCGGATTGTCGTCTGTGAACGCCGCAGCGCCATTGATAAAAAAGGTTACAACTCCCATGACTTCGACTTCATCTAAAGCATCTCCCTCTATGCTTTCACCGTCTTCGGTGATGAGCGCACCGCCCATAACGACCGCGAATTGTAGTTGGCCAAACGCATGCACCAGCACGCTCGTTCCGTTGCATGGCGGAAGATCGGTCTGAAAAAGCGCGTAGCCACCTGACGTTTCAACCAGGCATGAGTAGCGATTAACGCCACATAACTGTTCAAGCCTGTATCGCTGAGCTTTTGCATCCATGGCCCCTCCCAAAACAACTGTGTTTATATACAGTAGCGTCAAATATGAGAGTCGATCAAGTTGCACAGTGATGCTAAACTTCAGACCTTTCCGAATTGACTGATTTTTATAATGTTAAAGCTCTTTGCTAAGTACACATCGATCGGCGTCATAAACACGCTCATTCACTGGGTTGTGTTCGCTATTTGCATATACGCGTTTCACACAGGTCAGGCTCTTGGCAACTTCGCCGGGTTCGTCGTGGCGGTGTCATTCAGCTTCTTTGCAAACGCCAGGTTCACGTTTAAGTCTTCGACAACCACGATGCGCTACATGCTGTATGTAGGGTTTATGGGATCCTTGAGCGCAACTGTTGGTTGGGCTGCCGATAAGTCCGGTATGGCTCCAATTGTGACTCTCATTCTCTTCTCCGCAATCAGTCTGGTGTGCGGTTTTATTTATTCAAAGTTCATTGTCTTTAGGGATGCGAAATGAAAATTTCTCTGGTCGTTCCCGTCTTCAACGAAGAAGACGCGATACCTATTTTTTATAAAACGGTTCGGGAATTTGAAGGGCTTCAGCAACATGAAGTAGAGATAGTCTTCATCAATGACGGCAGTAAAGACGCGACAGAATCAATTATCAACGCGCTTGCTGTTGCCGATCCACTTGTTGTTCCACTGTCATTCACTCGTAACTTTGGGAAAGAACCAGCTTTGTTTGCCGGTCTTGACCATGCGACAGGTGAAGCGATTATCCCGATTGACGTAGACTTGCAGGATCCTATCGAAGTCATTCCTCACCTGATCGAGAAGTGGCAGGCCGGGGCAGATATGGTTCTTGCCAAGCGCTCTGACCGCTCCACTGATGGCAGGCTGAAGCGCAAGACAGCTGAGTGGTTCTATAAGCTGCACAACAAGATCAGCAATCCAAAGATTGAAGAAAACGTTGGTGACTTCCGTCTTATGTCTCGCGAGGTGGTGGAAAACATTAAGCTCATGCCAGAGCGCAACCTGTTTATGAAGGGCGTTCTGAGCTGGGTGGGCGGCCGCACTGATGTAGTCGAGTACGCCCGTGCCGAGCGTGTTGCAGGCAGCACGAAGTTTAACGGCTGGAAGTTGTGGAACTTGGCACTTGAAGGGATCACAAGCTTCTCTACATTCCCTCTGCGTATGTGGACCTATATCGGACTTTTTGTTGCCGGAGTAGCATTCCTGTATGGAACGTGGATGATCATTGACACACTTGTTTTTGGGAATGCCGTTCGCGGTTATCCGTCATTACTTGTATCAATTCTGTTCTTAGGCGGCATACAATTAATTGGCATTGGTGTTTTAGGAGAATATATCGGAAGGATTTATGTTGAAGTTAAAAATAGACCTAGGTATGTTCTTAAAGGGAAATTATAATGCGTATATATAAACTGAGCCCTATTATATGTTTTTATATGATTTTGATAGTGTTTTTATCGAAAGATATATTTTTGGTTAACACTTCAGACTTTGGAAGAGCCGTTGATTTATTTCTTAACGGAGTTAATAACTTCTCTAAAGATAGTGGGTTAGTATTTGATCTAAAAGAAAACTTTAAGTCTATAGGCCACTTTAAATATATCAGCTCCTACAGTTATTTACTGTATTTATATGCCTATATAACTTCATTATATACAAATATACTTGACATGCGATTGCTGGGTGCCATTTTAAAAATGGCATTTATAATTGCTCTGTATTTTGTATTCAAAAAATTATCAGGAAGGAAGGGGAAGAGTGCTGACTTTATTTTTATTGCACTATCATTGTTGCTCGTATCATCGTCCAATCTATCCATGTTCAACTCTTTCTATCAGGAACAAGCCTTATTAATTTGCATTCCTTTAATAATAATATATATGGAGAGAAGAGATACTAAAGGAATAGTATTGATGTATACATTTTTAGCCATACTGACGACTTCCAAGAGCCAGTTTGCGTTAACACCTCTTATATTTATTTTGCATCAAGTGATTTTTGATAGGCATAAACTAAAGCTAAAAATATCGCTATCTCTCTTATGCTTACTATTAGGTGTTTTATGCATTACCTTTTCTAAAGGAGCGGTAAGCTTAAACAAATATCACTCTAACTACTATGGGATATATCAACTAATGAAAAATAATAAAGTTGAGCTCCCTGAAAATGTAGACCTTGAGTGTGTGGGAGTTGATGCGTGGGGTAATAAATATGACATAGCAAAAGGCGCTCTGTCTAGCGACATTGGTGAATTTTGTTATAAAAAAAACATTAACACATCATTTTCTGATACGATTAAATCGTTCCTTGGCAATCCATCGCTAATATTGACACTGCCTTATGATTTAGGCATGAAAGAGCAATATACAGAAAACTACATTCATGTTTTCAAATCCTTCCATTTAATTGAAAACAACCATGGCCCATTAGCTATGATTACAAGTATCAAGGATTATTTATTCAAGGATATAAGGTTTAGCGTTTTATTTATTTCAATGGTTTTATCTATATTTTTAAAGAATGAATATTATCGTCAAGTGATTTTCTTTATATCATCATTCGGCGCTTCTCAGTTATTCTTAGCTTTCTTAGGTGAGGGTTACCGAGATCTAAGCAAACATCTTTTCGGCATGAATATCTGCTTCGACTTATTAGTATTTACAGTACTTTGTATGCTGTCACGGGTAAAAAATAACATTTAGTGAATATTTAGGGCATCGTAAGATGCCCTTTTAAACTTAAATTAAACTTACCCAAGTTGTTCCATTAGCTGCAACTAAACCTATACCACCCTGTATAGAAGTATTGGTATTGTAACAATAGTTACCGCGTGCTGATGAAGCTATAGCTGCATCAGCATAGATGCCAAAGCCTTTGATATTCCAAAATACACCAGATTTTGAGGTTGCTGGAATGCATGAATTTCCGTAACCAATTGCTCCTGACAAGTTAACAGCACTACTTGTTGCTGCAAATATCTCACCGACTTTATCTGTTATAATTGGACTTGCTGCTGCTACAGTATAATTACCGATAAGATTCGTAATCTTATCGGGATTAGTGAAAACGCCACCTATAATCTGAATGGCGACCGTAGACCCATCATAGTTAGGCTGCGTACCTAAAATGCTAGCCCCATTAAGTTGAATTAAATTATTTAGAATAATTTTCTCAAACTTTCCTCCTGATTTCTTTATAACTGCTTGACCTGTAGACATTTCAATGCATCCCGTAACCGTAAGGGAGTTTATTTGCCCTCGATATAAATTAACACCACACGCACCATTTACCGAGGATGGAAGCAAAGTCTTATCGAAGTTTAACTTCAAATTATCTATTCTACTATTATCAGAAGCAGCTCCGTCTCCCCCAACATCAAGGAAATAAACGACATCACGAGGGCATCGACATTCAAGATTGTATAATCGCACCGATGAACTTCCAGCCGTACCAGTTGTAACTGAGATTACAGCCACCGTTGAAGATAAGTAATTAGCTGAAAGGACTCCGATAATTGCATTATCTACAGTAACAGAACCTGTGCCTACCGTTTTAAATTCGATTGCACGATAACCAGATCCAGGTGTCCCACCAACATTATTAATATTAAGCGTCTTTACATCTGTGCGAGATAACTGAGCGCTATCCGTCCAGACCCTAATGACACTGTGCTGATAGCTACCATAAACACCGTCTATGCTAAGATGCCGAACAGGGGTAGAGCTATTTCCTGCAACTTTTACTGCACATAAAGAGTTAATGCCATAAATGCCCTTAACATCGATATGATTAAACGTTCCGCGTAGACCCAGATCGTAATCAAGATAGTCGCCACCAGTCATGGCGAACATGTCATCACCAGTAGTTCCATACAGGTCCCTTACGTATGCGTAATCGATGGGTGGCTGTAGATGCAAACCATCAGAGTTGTTATTAAAACGAAGCCCTTGAGCATCAAGATATTGAACGTTGGCAACAAGATATGAATATTTAATTGCCCCTTTAATCTCAAGGCCGCCACCTAATTTAACCCGAGCGACTGATGCTATGCAGATGCAATGCATTTCCAGCCCGTTCGCCGCCCCTCCGGTCGAATAGTTGTAGTCAACGGTCCCGCCACCCCAGATCCCAATATAATCTGAACGGTTACCTAGATCGGATGTGTTTGAAGCAAACCCACCAGACACTGTCCTGTTTGACAGAACATATGCCCATTTCTCACTTACAAACACTGGCTTCAGATTGCCTGAAGCTCCTGAAACCGTAACCCCGGCCTTAATCTCGATGTCGGTGTTATTAGGAACTGTGATTGGCCCGTTAACAAAAACAGTACCCTGATCTGCAAACACGATTCTCGTAATGGTGGACTTACCGGAAAGGTCGTTCAGCATGTTCTGCAAATTCGTCGTGTTTACAGCGGCGGTGTTAGTCGTCAGAACGCCGTAATCACTGGCATAGTAAATGCGATCGAGCTTATCTTTCACTGTTTGCTGGACCGAATAAGCCCCTTTGTTTTTATATCCGACCATACTGGCACCTGATGACGATGCCAGTGCTGCACGAAGAGAAGCATCGCCGACACCAATCCATGCACCTGGCCCAACCCCGCCAGTACTCGCCGGAGTTGAGTTAGCGGGAACCACTTTTGGACCTGATGCAAATGAACCGGTCCATTTGTAGTATTCCCCATCAGCTGTATTCAGCAGAACTTCGTTCGGGTTGTTTATCGTTGCGCCAGTGGTAAACGTTTTGCCAGTGAGGATCACATAGCCGAACGCTGCCATTGCCTGCTGGGCAAGGTAATTAATGCCTTCAATAGTGTAGTGCTTCTGACCGAAGCGATCGGTATAGGTCCACCCCATAGACGTGACAAATTCATCAATTTTCCCTGCATTAAACTTAAGGTCGATAGGTGATTCACTTGGCACAGGCAGGTTGGTAGGTGTAGTAGCCATATTTATTCCATAAAAAACCCGGCGCGAGGCCGGGTGTTGTTTGTTGGGATGGGGCTTATTCGTAGATGGCGTCGCTGTACTCCGCGACCGTCAGTGAAACCGTATTATCTGTGTTCGGTTTGATGCTGTTGACTGTCCATAGTTGGCTGTCCAGTTCCTCCACTGTCGCAATGAGATAGCGCGACGGGAGCTGCACAGTGTCTCCGTTCCATATGTTGAGCTGAATGTTGGGGATAGCCGCGGTGAAACCATACTTCGTGTCGCTGCGGGCGGTTGCCGGATAGCGCAATGTCGGATTGCCCAGACTGTCGGTCACCAGCACATACTTCGAGCCGGTAAACGCGATCGGCTCGCTGGTATCGAAGTTATTCCCGGCGCGTCCGGTGATGTAACCCTGCTGCTGGTTGCTGTCGTAGATGTCGGGCATTTGAATAACGCTACCGACCTGGATAATGCCGTCCTCAAACACTTTGGCGTTCATCTTCACTCGCGAGTAGATCAGACGCTTGGTTTCGCGAAGCGCGCGCTCACGGGCTTGATACTCGTTGCGAAAGCCGACTATCTCCAGCTTGTTCGGGTTTTCCGCTTCCTGCTCGATGATGGCGCCGTTCAGCACGCGGTAGTTGATGTACGTCTTATTGTTCGTGGTCGGGTGGACGTAGGACACCTGTACGCCGTCGTAGCCGCCAGGAAGCGTGGCCTCGTACGTCATTTTGTACTCGTCAGTCTTCATGTTGGCCCGGTTGAATACGGCAGCCGGATAGTCAACCTTCTGGTCGCGAGTGAAGGTCAGCACGCCGTCATCCCAGTACGCCACCACCGACGCCGCATTGCAGATCGCCTGCACCCGGTCGCCAAGCGAGTCGTTCTCGTCGTCGAACGTGTAGTCGAAGTAGCCCAGCCGTTCATCAGGCAGGCTCTCAGCAATAGAGTACAGACCGTACAGGTCAATACTGCTTACCGGCTGTTCACCCATAATCAACCATGTATGCGCCACCGCATCAGCGAACGAGCGCGACGGACGCAGCGTGTAATCCACCGTCTGCGTGTCCAGGTCGTACGTAATGGTATGGCGCGTCACCAGGGCGTTATATTTGCGCTCACGGCTCCCCAGGGCATTCTCGGTCGCCCGGACTTTTACGCGCACCAGCGTGTCGGTCTGGTGAACGACGTATGTCCTGATGTTGATGCTGTGGATCTCTTCGACCTTCAGCAGTGAAGCATCGCCTGAGTTATCCGTGCGCTGGAAGCTGACCGCGTATTTCCCGAAGCCGCCGGCCGGAGTGATCTTGTCAGTGCGATAAAACACCTCACTCGTCGACTGGTGTGGAGTCGTCTGCCGGTACGTGAATGTCTGCTGTGTGCCGGGAACCTGGTTGTAGTCATCGTCAATTTTCCAGATGACAACCTTCCAGTTGGTCTCTTTCTTCCCGCCAAGGCTGGACTGGGTATGCAGCCACAGCTGCGTTGACTCGACCGGGGAAAAGAACGGCCCAACCACCAGCGCCTCGTTATCGTTCAGGATGAACTTCGTAGTGTTGATCATGGCATTCGCCGGGATGTCCTGCGGCCCCTCCAGCTGGTTCATCGTAAACGTGTACCAGCGCACCGGGTTAACCACAGCGCCGTCGTTTGTTTCAACCGCAGAAATCAGCGTGCCGGAGAATGTCGCATCGATAGTCACGTTGCCGGAGGCCGTGCTGTACGTCACGTTGATGGTGAAGGTTACAGCGTGCGGCAGAACCAACCCCATGAAATAGTCGAACTCCGCCTGCTTAACGATTTTCATCGCTATCTGGCCGCCGGAATACGTCCCGCTGACCACCGTGTTTGCCGTTGCTGTTTCGATCGGGAAGTCGCTGGCTTCGTTCTGACCGGGAACTTCCTGACCGTCAACGTCATCGAATCCGTACCCCTCAACGATCTGCGGGATAACTTCGCCAGGCTGGAAGAACTGGAATTCGGCACCGGCCAGTGAACCGAGGCTGGATTCTGAGTAGCGCACAGACTCGTAATCGTATTTGCCGATCCCGAAGCACATCCACTCTGTAACGTACTTCAGGCCGCCGTCGGTGGACGTCTGATGCACGTATTCGAACACCGACTCCTGAATCAGATCCGGGAACGAACGAATCTGCCCATAAATGTCCGGCTTGGCCTTGTAAACGCGCGCAATGTTTGTCTGACCGGTCAGGCTATTGTTCGGTGAGTCGACAGTATTACCGCCGTTGTTCGCAATTGCCGGCTTCGGCGCCAGGAACGAAAACACCTGGCCAACCACTTTAAATATCGGGCTCAGTATGTCGTCGACAATGCCCTTTGGTTGGTCGAATATCTGGATGTGGTCCAGCTCGCTCAGCTCAAACGCCAGCTCATCATCGTCACCCAGCTTTACGCCGTTGCGGACGATCAGCAGATCGCGGTGAAAGATAGCCTCATTGGCCGTCAGCCAGTTATAAAAAAGGGTGCCGTTTGGCACCCTGCAACGCAGCTTAGGCGTTCCTGGAAAATTCGATATCTCAACCAGCGCCATATTCGAAAAACTCCACTTTGGTGAATGCCCGCTGAATGACCAGCAACGAGTCCATGCGTACGCTTCCGTTCTCGCCGCGCGAATGTAGCGCCTGCCTGTTAAGCACCAGCCCAACATGCGCCGGTTGCGCACCTCGGTACCCGACGAATATCCCGCCCTCGACCGGTTTATCGACCTGGCGCCAGAAGACGACGTCACCCTGATAGCAGGTGAAGAAGTCCTCACCGGCTTCGTAGTCCGGTGTCTGGTGCAGCTCTATACCGAGAACGTGCCGGTAATACAGCACCACCAGCCCCCAGCAATCCACCTTTTCGAACGAACAGGCCCGGTTAGCCCACGGCACGCCGATCATCCTGCTGATAAAATCAGAGGCACTGAAGTCCCGTGTACTCGACTGGATCATAAAGGCGACCAATATTGTTATTCAGAGGGTTGGTGACGGAGAGCGTGACCGATGCGGCATCAGCATCGATATCCACCGTCTTGACGTAAAGCTGCCACGACTTAATCGGCACCGACACATCGCCGCTGTCGAAGATCTGCCTGGTGGCCGTGATGGCCGTCAGACGGGCTGCACCCTTCCACTGTTTCATCAGCGCTTTGATGTCAGACGACAGACGCCCTAACTTCACCGTAGCGTCGATCACCGGCGTGCCGCTCTGCTGGCTCTCTTCGATTTCAAATCGCGCCGGCGTGTACGCCTGTCCGCCGAGCGTCTTGGGGAAGAACTGCTTGTCGACAAGGCGAACGTAACCAAAGGATGGATGGTAGAACGTAATGGTGTCGTACAGTCCGCGCGTCGGGCGTTGCTGCTTATACTCCCTGAAGCTCGGCATTACGGCACCCTCGGTAGTGATTCCGGATCGCGCCCGTCCGGATAACCCGTGACAACGATATCCAGCCACGAATCCCACGGCGGCGGCAGTTCAACAATGATGTCGTCGAACTCGTCGTCGGCGTTGTAGAGGTGGTTCGCAATAACGGTTCCCGTCCAGGTCACCACTCCGCCATCGATACTGGTTTGCACCGGCATCTGCGTAAAGTGAAGTTCCTGGAGTTGCAGGCCACTACCGCCCAGATTGATATTCATCCGGAACCAGTTCAGGCCCCGATTGAGATATTTCGGGCTGCGTAGCCACTGCTGGAAAGCACGTTCCTGCGCCAGAGTGAAGATCCACGTCAGTGACCAGGTCACTTTCAGGTCGTCGGTTTGATTCTCGAAGATTGCCGGGCCGACCGCTGGCTGATCGGTCTGGAACCCGGTATCGAGCGTCATGTTTTTGCTGGCCTTCTGCGCCAGCGGCAGCCAGTCGGGATAGTCGATAATTGGCATCTAAACTCCAGGCATTAAAAAACCCGCCGAAGCGGGTTTGATTATTCAACGGACCGTGGACCAGATGGCGTATCGTAAACATTGATTTTTATATCAACGATATCGCCATTATTGGTAAATTCCAGGTCCTCTCCAGCAGGAGCAATGCCTTTGATGATAGAGCCGTCCTTGAGAGTAAATACAAACTCTACTGCCCTGTTCGGATAAAGCTTATGAGGCTTGCCTATCTCTGTTGGTATTGATTGCACATCGTTTGGCTCAATAACCACGCATATCTCCTTATAACTGACCTCGAGGTGTTCGTTTCGCAGTTGTATTACCAGTAATAGCCTGCGATATAGGACCTCCATTATTCAAGTCAGCAATAATGGCATCCACGGTTATTGTACCATCTCCGTTATTAGTAGCCTGAGCGTCAAATGTGGCACTCGTCATATTCTGTACGTTGATTATGACGCTCACACCGCCGCCGGCAGTCATCTCCTTGTTGCTGATCACCCTGCCGTTGTCGCCTGGTATCATGTACTGCTTACCGGTACTGGCCTGGTAAATCTCCGGCATGCCGCCTTCGCCTACCTGATACATCCCCCCAGCCGAGACAGGCCCGCCGTTCTTGCGTTTGCCTGACAGTGCCAGGATGCCAGCCATCGCGCCAAGGCCAATAGCTACTGCGCCACCGAATGAAGCCACGGAGGACATGATGGCCGCCGGAGTCCATGCCGCCGTAGTAGCCGCTGCCGCTGCCGTCGAAGTCGCTGTCGTGGTTGCGATGCCTGCCGCCTGTGCGGTGGTGGATGCTGCAACCGCCGCGGTAGTGGCCGTCTGGCCCATAATGGCCGACTTAACCCACTCAATGCCCATCTGAACGAACGAGTTAACAACGCTGTTCAGCACGGTCATGCCGATACTGCGCATCGCATCGCTGGCCGACATACTTCCGGTGACAATGCCAGTCAGCGCATTGCTGGCCACCGAACCAAGAGAGTCGAAAGCCGCTGCCGCTGCCTGAGTGGCCGCGTTCTGTTGCGACCATTCTTCCCACATTGCAGCGTTACGCTGATCACGATACTGCTGCTCGATAGCGGCACGCGCTGCCTCAGCCTCCCCGACCTTCTGCGGGTAAAGTTGGGCGTATTGTTGGATATCAGCGATGTCTTTCTGGTACTGGCTATCCAGCCCGGCGGTTTTACTGGTTTTGCCCTGGATGGTACTGAACTTATTGGCTGCCTCAGTGCGCTCCCGTTCAGCCTTGGCCTGCTCACGCAATGCGTTGGCATTGTCCCAGGCTTTTCCTGCCAGTTGCCCGGCCAGCAGAAGTTGTTCCTGCGTGGCTGTGTTGCCGAGAGACTGCTGCGCATTAAGCACGGCCTGAGCTCTGGACAGTTCACCGACACTGCCAGCTGAGAGCTCGGCCTTCTGCCTCAGTTCATCCAGTTTTTGGTTAACAGTTCCCTGCGCTTTAGCGTATTGATCCGCCTCTTTCTGGGCGGCTGACGCTCCACCTTTCGACTTGCTCCCGGTGGTCGTTGCGGTGGTCTTTATCTCGATCGGCTTGGTGTTGGCGGCGGTCTGTGACGCTTTACTTACAGCTGCTAAATCGCCAACCAGCATAGCGGCTTTATTACTCAGTCCCGCCAGCGCTTTGTTTTGCGCCTCCCAGCCATCAAGCCCAAGCCATGACCAGGTGCGGGCCCGGCGGGTAAACATTTCTGCCGTGCTGTTCAGATCTGAAATCTGCGCATCCGCTGAGATTGCCTTCCCCACCAGTCTGTCCAGTGCCGCCGTCATCGAGTCGATAACCGCAACCAGGCCATTGCTGGCTCCTGTTGCCTGGTTAACGGAATCGATCATCGACAGGAATGAGTTTGTCAGCGCGGTATTAGCCTGTGAAAGCGTGCGCGGGAGTTTCTCGAACTCTGCATTCACTGAACCGGTTTGCTTCTGAATTGCGTTGAGGGCATCTTCTGCCGTCAATTTCCCGTCCAGCATCAGCTGGCGAAGCTCTCCGATGCTTATACCCATCCCGGCGGCAATCTGGCGCGCCAGTTCCGGCATTTGCTCAAGGATGGAGTTGAACTCCTCAGCCCGGACAGTGCCGGAGGAAATTGACTGGCCGAACTGACGAAGAGCATTCGCCATTTCTTCTGTCGAGGATCCGCCAATGCGACCTATTTTCTGAAGTGTTTCGGTGAGTTGGATGATCTGGCCGTTCGTCGCGCCGGTATCGCGCAACGCCGTGCTGAGAGTCTCCCATAGCTTCGCTGTATCCTGTAGAGAACCTCCCGTTGCCGAACTGATGCGCATCAGACTTTGCATAGTCTGCGATGCTGTCGCTGCGCTGCCAGTGAGCCTCTCTATACGCGCGTTGAGCTGGCTCATGTTGTCAGCAGCAACGAGAAACGCCTTACCCCAGTCAACAACGAGTGAGGCGGCAATTGCCCCGGCGACGCGGTTGATATTCGTCTGCAATTCATCCATCTTTTTGGCTGCATTGGTCGCCGAGTTGCCGATGGAGTCGAGCGACTTATTGGCCTTTCCCTGCGCCTTGAGCAAGCCAGATACATCGGCCTCGATGTCGTAATAAATCTCGCCTGCTTTCTCAGACATCAGTTTTCTCCGGGCATAAAAAAACCCACCGAGTGGTGGGTTAGTTATTCGTGTCGTTTATTGGCATCGTTCTGTGTAGGCCGGTGGTGGAGGCGTATCTTTCGAACTGAGGAAGTGATCACCAAGGGTGTAGTCGACGCCTTTTGAGAACATCCCCTTCGATTTCATTTTCAGCTCAACAAAGAATGGATGGAACCCTGCATAGGCACCGAAACCGTTCTTTCCGTTAATCTCCCCGCAAACAACTGCGTTAATACGGCCATCATCGGCATCTGTCATCTTCACAACTTTCACGTTGCGGAATTGCGCGCTACCAGGATCCAGTAGATTGGCTGAAACTTCAGATTGTGCCAGAGAAATTGCCTTTTCCTCGCCAGGCTTACAGCCAGCCAGAATCAATGGAATCACCAAAGCCAACAGTATTTTCTTCACTCTTATCCCCTGAGTATTTTTGTCGTGCCATCATACGCCCGGTCGGTCGGGGCTGGTATATCCATTATTAACTCAGGCCGCCTTCTTTGCTGATTTTTCGCGCTCAATCATTTCCTGCCACCGGCGATCGTCATCGTCCATAACCGCGTCATACTCTTCCCTGGTGAAGCCTTTCTGGTCAGGGTATTTGGCGTTAAGCATCATGGCAAATTCGGTCATAGTAAGATTTTCAGCCTCTTCCCTGCTGATCCCGAAATGGTTTCGCGCCGCCATGATGTATTCAGTCGCATGAAACTCCGGCGTCGTTTCCTTGCTTTCGTGCTTCTGCAACTTACGAACCTTCGCCCGTCCGATAACGCCATGCATGATCAGCGACTGAGCTATCAGAATCAGGTTCTCAGGCGGGAGAGCTCCACGGCGCCATACAAACGTACGCCTTCCAGTACGTGAATGCTCATGCCAGCCTGTCAGCTCAGAAACGTCCTCGTCACAGCAGGACTGAATGACGTTAATAGCCGAGAGCAATGCCTCACGCACAAACGCGGCAGAGCCTGCTGCATCAAGTGCCCAGCGTGGCAGCGAAACGTCACCGAAATAGTGGGCGTAAAATCTGCGCTGATGCTCTGGTATCTCACTGTGAATTTCGCGCGCCGCTTCAAGCATCTTTGCCACATCGTCATTGAACAGCGCATAAAAAGTGCGGACGATATGCTCAGGCTCGCCGATTCGCGTCATATTGCGGAACGATGGTCGGAAGAAGTATTCACGGCCGCCAGCACCAATCAGGCACTCGCCAATTTCTTTCAAAGGGGTCATATCGTTCTCCATAACCATTAACAAGGGCAGCAAGCCGCCCTTTGTAGTGATTACGGTGCGGCAGTCACGGTCACAGCACAGGTGTCGGTGAAATCACCGTCAGCAGTGGTAGCCGTAATAGTCGCGGTGCCCTCGGCAACTGCTGTCACCAGGCCGGTTGAACTGACAGTGGCGATGGAAGGTGCCGAAGTGGTCCAGGTGATCGCTTTGTTAGTCGCATCTGTTGGCTGAACCGCGCCGCTCAGTTGCTGGGTTGCGCCAACGACCAGAGAAGCAGTTGCGGGTGTAACCTCAACGCCAGTGGCCGCGATAGCATCAGCCACCTCAAACACAACAGTGTCAGCGTCGTAGACCTTCCACTCGCCGGAGAAGGTGGAGATATCGTTAGTACCGAAATCACCAGACCAGGACGTGGTGTTCATGTAGCCCTGGATGTAAGTACCGGCGTTCTCACCCGCAAAGTCGAACCGCACCCACAGGTTAGGCTGACGACCGGCCTGGACTTCGTCAAAGATATACTTCGACAGACGCCACGCGCCGATCTCGTTATCTTTATCAGACTTGCGAAACTCACCTTCGCCGGAGATCGTCAGATCCATGTTGTTGACCAGGTTCTCCACCAGCCCTTTAGCATCATCTGCCTCGGAGTTGATGGTGTTCATCGAATAGTCGATGCCCTTGGTCGTCATAGCGCCGAGACGCTTCCACTCGGAAAGCGCTGGCACTGCGTCGGGGCAGCCAAAGGCCATGCGTAGCACAGCTACTTTCCCGATCAGCTTGCCAAAATCATTAGCACAGCCTTGCATGTGTACCTCTCAAATAGAAAAGGCCGCCGGATGGCAGCCTGATGGGTTGGTGATTGGGTTATTCGCCGTAAACGCACATGAACTGGAGTCTGAAGACCAGGCGCCCCTCTTCGGTCAGGATGGGTGCAGGCATATTGCCGAGGTTTTGAATAAGGCCAAGGCATTCGTCGTTAATGTCGTTCTGTTCGACATAATTGATGATTTCCTGAGCCTTCTCAGCGGCTGCGCGGCGCTTATCTTTGGCGGAAATGACATCCACCAGCACGTAGTGATCAGATCCGAGGTCATTTCGGATGTCGGTACCGCCGTTAGGCCGGAACACGATGAATGCGTCGGTTAACTTCGTTGTGTCGTCCCAAGCCAGCAACTGAACAATGAAGCCAGTAGTAAGCCCTGCATCAACGAAGTAGTTACGCACGCGCTCATACATGGCAGGTGTCATATTGAAAGCTCCTTGCGCATCACGGCATCAATCTGGCCGCGGGTGTCTTCAAAGCCTTTGGTGAGGAACTCTTTCTGCGCGGTGGCGCGACGGAAGGTTTGCGGCACATTAGGGTCGTGAACGAAAACAGCGTAGTTGGCGGTGTATCCCACCCGAGCTGTCAGCCGAACGCCGTTGTTAATCAACTCCCGATACTGGCTGTTAAGCAGCGTAGAGGTATCGATCGGCGTATAAAGCGCGGCTTGGGAGCTGCCGATTATCATTGCTGACTGTAGCGCCCTGACGACCTTTCGCCCTTTCACGTCGTTTATGATGCGGTTGAGCCCGGCTTTCGACTGCTTAACGCCACGTACTTTGATGCCCATGGCTTTCTCCAGGCAATAAAAAAGGCCGCCGGGGCGACCTTATCGTAGTGATCATTGGTTATTTTAATTCGATGAACTCACCATCGACTTTCAAAAACTCGAGGTTATCTTCATCAATGAATTCAGGCCTTTTGGCAGTGATGGATGGTTCCCCATGACCACCAGGCGAGGTTGAATTCCTCATGATGACGATGAGGTTTTTATCATTGAATGTCGCTCGGAAACCATCAGGAACGGCAACAACTTCCCCTGACTCGTCTTCCCACTCACCGTATGGATAGTAGACGTTAACCCATCGTATTTTCATGATCGCCTCAATCAATGTTTAAACGCCAGTCAGTATCGCATAATCATCAGTCAGACGATCGAATGTGTCAGCGTAGCGGGTTACTTGCCGCACCTCGTCGGCGCCGGCCACAACCGGGTCAGCCTCGGTCGAAACGCCAATCAGCAGATAATCACCAGCGGCCGCCAGCGCGAACTCTGTCCAAACGGTGTTCTTGACGACGATTTCAGCGCCCAGGCTGGCTAACTTCTTGCTGAGCCCGCCCTCGTAATCACAGAGGATTTGCTCAGGCTCGGCATAGCCAAGCGGATCGCCGTATTCGTCATTACCTTCCAGCTTTCGCCAGATGGTCGCCGTGGCGGTGTAAGACCAGTTCGCTACCGATGACATCAGTCCTCCTTCCACCTCAGCACCTTCGCGCCGGTCGCCCGGATGCGCGGGCAGTTGATATGCCACTCGCCGTCCGATTTCACGTAGCCGGTAGTCTCCCGCCCGGTGTCGGTCTCGACCCATACGCGAGTGAGCGGCTTCGGCTTGCCTTCCGTTACTGATTTGTACTTCATCAGCATCCTCCGACCACCATGAACAGGCCGACGCTATTACCGGCGCTGATCGGCAACTCACCGGTGCATCCGCTGGTATCGAGACGGGCCAACGAGTCGCGCAGCCAGGTAATGCTGTCGTCACCATATTCAAACGAGCGGGACGCGCCAGACGGCGCACCCTGCGATTTGATGCGGCGCGCGCCGGACGACGTAGCCATAAGCGCGGCGGCGTACATCAGGATCAGCTTCGAGGTGCAGTCGTCATACCCTGCGCCATCGAGGCACGGGATAATCTTGTTCACCACGCAGAGGATCGGATCCAGCAGCGCGCCCGGGATGGAGTAACCCAATTCACCGAGGAACGCCTGCACGTCTGCCGCTGTGATTGGGTCAGCCATGGTATTTCGCCTTTTTCGATTTAGCGGAGGTGTCAGCCTGCTCTGCGGTTTTATCGTCAGCGCTAGGCGTAGCAACTTCAAGCTCCTGCTCTTCAACTTCGCCCACCACCGATACGCGACCAGCGAAAGCCGGTGGAACGTCAATCGCAACAAACTCATGACCTACTTGCAGTTGCTGGAATACGCCGTTAATTGTTCCCCAGCAGCCAGTCTCCTCGACCTTTAACTTTTTCATGCTCTCTCCCGTAGAGAAGGGGCCGAAGCCCCTTAACCCTGTGCGTTGAACACTTTAGAGCGACCGTTGAAATCGCGCTTGATTTGAAGGCCGACAGCACTCCAGACCAGAGTGTTGTAGTTGTCGAACGGATTCTGACGCGGGATCATGAAGGTACCCACTGGCGCGGCGATGCGCGTCTTGATGTACTGCGAATTGCGTACGTAGGCAATGAAGTGGTTACCGGTCAGCTTAAAGGTCTGGTTGAACGACTCGATGCGGCCGTAGCGCAGAATGTATTCCAGCACCGTGCCTTCTTTGAAGCCGGCAGCATCTGAATATGGTCGGTTCAGGTTGCGCATAATGTCAGGCGATGCCCACAGTTTAACCTTCTCCTGCACGTAGTTATCATCCAGAAGTTTGGCGAACGGGCCGGTGAAGAATGCCACTGATTCATCAGGAGTTGAGGTGGTCAGGTCAATATTCAGACCGGATGCACTCAGATCCACCTGGTTGGTGTTGGCGTGGTTGGTGATACCTGCGCCAACATAGCCTTTCACCTTCACTTTCGCATCGCCTGACAACATGTAGTCAGCCATGTCTTCACGGATAGCCGCAACGTGCGCTTCCTGATCGTCAGCCATCGCATCGAGGTTTTCCGACTGCATGCCGTTCCACTCACGCCATTCACGGCTGTAGCCGGTGTTGAAGATCGGGATTGGGTCACCAGCTTCGTCGTAGATGACTTTATCCAGTTCTTCCGGAACGTGGCCCGTCAGTGTGCGATGAACCTTACCAGCATCACTGGAAACGCGATACAGCGCCGCAGTTTTACCGATAGAGATCGGCGTACCGAGACCGAGCAGATCATCCAGCAGGCCGTTGCCTTCGTCATTACGGAAGACTCGGGTGGTGATGTTGTCCACTTCACGCCAGTAGTCTTTGGAGATCAGCGCGGCCTGGTTAACTTCCAGCGCGCCGCCATACTGGGCGGAAATAGTGTTCTGGTTGATGTTGAAGGACTCACGCTGCATAAGCAGTTGATTCCATGCCTGCTTCACCTGGTTGTGCTCGGTGATCAGCTTTTTGTTGAATACGATCATGCTCATGCGGTTGCTTTCCCTGATTTGCGAACTTTCACGAGTTGAGCTTCAGCGCCAACGGTGATTTTTTCGCGTGAATAAAATAGGACCTGGTCGGTGGCTGGTGTGGTTGACTTGGCCAGCGTGCCGTCACCGGAAGAAACCAGGCCTTCATTTTCCAGCAGCACTTCCCCGGCTTTGACGCGCATGTGGTAGTCAACATCGTCTTCACACATGATCGCCGCGCCAGTATCACCAGCGGGAACCGCGTCTCGGATATCGCCGCCGCCGATATAGTTGTGCTGCATGGCAAGCGCCACACCAGGGCCGCCAGCAGTGGCGTGATAAATGAATTGCCCACTTGCATCAAGTTCAACAAGAGAGCCAGGGAGAATGGCGACTTTGCAGATCGCCTCAATTACCTGAGGGTCATTCTTACGGGCCGGGCCCGCGATTACGGTATGGAAACGAGGTGCGAGAGCCATTATTCAGGTGCCTCCATGTTAAGGATTTCACTCTGAGCGCCATTCCCCTGGAATGCAGGGTTCAGACCGGTGCTTGTCTGGCACTGTGAGTACAGGTCGTTCAGCGCGTCACCGGACAGGGAGTTAACCGCTGCTTCGGTCATGAACGAGAATTTCGCTTTAACCGCATCGCGCTTGGTCTTCAGTTCGCTTTCAGCGTTCGCCTGCAACTGAGTTTCCAGCTTCCTCAGCTTTTCATTCAGCGGGGTGAGCGCCGCATTAACAGCCGCGGTGATCACATCAGAGTTAATCTGAGCCTGGTCAGGATCGCCGCCGCCTTCTTTTTTCTGCATCTGCTGGTTGTAGGCATACCAGACCTGATCGTCGGTCAGCCCCTCGGTTGTTACGCCTGCGGCATTGAGCGCGGCGATCATCTTCTGTTTCATCGGGTTTTGTTCTCCGTTGGTTTTGACTTCGTACTCAGTGGGTTTGCGCACGACTTCGATGGGCTCACCGACCAGCGTTACCGCGTTGTCATCGATGAGGTATTTCTGTTGGAAGAGTTTGTTGCCCTCTTCGTAGATGAATTTGTCCGGCCAGACCGTCACCACATAGCGATAAACGTCACTGCCTGACGGCGCGCGGATAGCCTCGCGCAGCATCTGGTAGATTTCGTCGAATGAGGCGTCGGAGTTGTGGGTGAAGAAGAACTTCACCTTATTCAGAAGGCCGTCTTTGAGACTGTTAGCCGCGTCGATGAGGCTGGCGGTTTCAACCTCCCCCTCCTGACCGTCCGCATTTACGAACATGCCGACACCCTCTTCCGGTGTACCGGCCCCCGGCTCGTCCAGCAGGATGGCAATGTGGTCGAACTGCATGTTGCGGGCGACCCACGAGTACTTCTTCTGCTTCGACTCACCTGTCTTTTGCTCTCTGTTCAGCAGTAGACCGGTAGAGACATGAATCGGGTCGGCGTTATTGCCGGAAATCATGTCGTCCAGGCGCTGAATAAGGCGCTTACCGTCAGGTTTGGTATCTGCCACAGCCTTATTGACGTAAACGTCCATCACGACTTTGTCGTTGGCCTTGCTGACGTTCTGAGCCCATGCCCCGGCGTAGTAGTCGTTGACCGCCTGCGGGTCGTTGGCGCTCACGTATTTTCCGTTCACCATCGGGTGGCCGATCGGCATTAACTTGCGCTCCATCGTCTGGTAGCTGTTGTTAATCTCCTCCGCCGGGTATAGGCCGCCATTCATCACGATGTCATCGACGATCGGGACCGCACCACGAATGACGTAGTGTTCCTGACCGTTGATGGTGGTCGTTGAGATGTTGGAGGCGTTGATGGCGAGGGATTTAACGTGGATGCTGGATAGCTTCACGTTGCGTCCTCTTAGCGTTGTTTTGGTGGTGGCAGTACCTTGCCGGATGATTTCGACGCGCACGGTTGATACCCTGGCCAGCCTTTACGCTTGCGCTCACAGCCCGGGCATTTGCAATTCGGTTTCATCATTGGTGGATTTCAGACATAAAAAAAGGCCGCCTGAGCGACCTATTTGATGTGTTTAAATTCCCATCGGAATGAGCTGTAAATATACTCTCCGCCATCCTCCCTATCGGTAAGCTTGGCGGTAATTTCAAATTGGCTGCCAATTGGATAAACATTCACATTTGACAACTTTTTAGAACACTCAACAGCAAGTGAGGGGCTAGCCCATTGCCCTGGAATCGGCCTGATATGAACTTTACCCTTCCTGCCTGACGTACTGGCTGGGTAAAAGCTCTCTACAATCAACTTACGATACGGCTCTTCTGGTTTTGCCATAATTCCTCCGCAAAACCATTTTGTATCATGCCGCTTCGGCCAATTTCCACTGCTGACGCTCTTTCTTCAGCTTATCCGCCAACCCCTCGTTGAAGATGCTGCCGTCTTCATTGAGCAGCACCGGTATCTGGCTGCAATAGCAGTTGTACCGGTTACCATTCTCGGCGTAGAAGTCCCGCACCTCTTCCGTGGTGTAGACCTTGCCGTGACGGCTGGCGTGCCAGGTGCGCGTCGTAGGTTTGAGCGCTGACAACCACAGTAGGACGGTATTCAGCCCCAGCCGGTCAGCAGCCCAGTCGGTTTCGTTCCATTGCGCCTGCCGCAGCGCGCCGACCTGCTCAGTCTGAGCTATGGTTTTGGCCTTCGACATCGATACGTCAAGACGCTTGCTGATGACGCTGGCCGTCTCGCGTGGATTCACGCCGCGCGCTACCGCGTCGGTGATGATGCTGGTCAGGTCACCACGGGCTGTATCGCTGATGACCTTCCAGTCGCTGAACGTTGTCAGCCTCGCCGCAGAAATCTGGTTCAGATAACCGGGGCTGCTTAAAAGCTGCTGTAGCGTCGTCTGGCTGGCGTACACCTGAGACTGCTGCGAGAGGTTGTTGAATGCCTCCAGTGTGCCACGCTGAGCTTCTGCGACGACGTAATCCATTGCCCAGAGATTTTGCTCGCCACCTTCCAGCAGATAATCGTCGAGAATGCTCTGCACCGCTTCCAGCAGATCAGCAAGCTCCTGCGCCGACATGTCGTAAATGAACTTGCCGGCGTTGACCTGGTAGAGCCGCATATCCGCGCCGTTGTCGTGGCACAGGAAATGCCAGTTATGGCTATTTACCTCACGCTCTCGCCCGGTCAGGCGCTGGTCTAACAGGGCTTTCAGCGCCACCTTTATCGCGTAATACCGATCCTCAATGTCGCGCTCCATCTTGCTGACGGACTTGCGCGACATTGTTGGGTCAACTTTCGACCGCGGTATCACCGGACTTTTCGGCTTCTGATTCTGGGTCGGCCAGTGGGTCAGGCTTTGGCTTGTTGTCATCTGGCGGCACCTCGTCATCAAGTTCAGGCAGGGCTTGCAGTTCGCCCGCCGCGCGTATCTCGTTTTCGGTGATTGCTGAGCGGCCAAACGCGTTCGTCGACTTCACGGCCACGTCCGCGAGCTTGTCCATGTTGGCAATCTTCTCTGCCTGGCTCGGCGCCAGTAGATCGGACCATCCCACTGTAACTTCTTCGCCGCTGGCTGGAGGAATGAAACCAAGCGTCCAGAAGCGGGTAACCACCTCAGTGATAACTTCGGTCAGGAAGCCATTGCGTCGGCTCATACGGGTTTTTGCCCAGTCCTTCGCATCTTCCGTGCTGGCCCTTTCTCCTGTCTGCATGCCCACCAGCACCTTCACCGGGATCGGCACTGTGGAGCAGAACTCATTGAGCGCAGTCCGCCATGTTGGCTCCGGGTCGGCAACTGCCACGGAAAGCACGCTGGTATCGCCCTCCTGCATGATGACGGCGCTATCTGTGCTGTCATTCAGGCGACGAACCTGGTCATCCATCCCTTCAGAGAGTTGCGCCTCGCTAACGCCCAGCGCTCTTGCCAGCTGCGCAAAACTTGTCTTGGCGCTGAAGTTAAAATTGAGCTGCCGACTGGCATTCTTCAGGAACCCCTCCGCCGCGCCGCCTGATAACTTCTCAAGATCCATCAGCTTGTTGAAGCCCTCTTCCAGCAGAGACTCGCCGGAATCCAGTCTTCCGTCATCTGAACCTTCCGCCAGGATGATGACGCGATCAGGATGAACGTTGATGATTCGCCCGGGCTGGCCACTGCGTTGCTGCTGAACCGGTATCTCGGTAAATGAGTACATGCTAACAGCACCGTAGTCCTCGCTGTTCTGGTCCTCGTTATAACTGACAGGGTCGAGCTGAGCCTCCCAGACCGGGATTAGCCTGACGAGCGCCCTTTCTTGGAGTCTGCCGACCATCGCCTTATCGACAGGTTCCCACCAGGGCTTACTGTCTTTAACCTGGATGAGCAGCGCTGAGTAACGGCCCACTAGGTTACGTTTGTCAGCGCCCTTAATCTGCTTCCAGCAGCGTTTAAGCAGCTTATTGACCCTCTTATCCCAGGGTGTCTGCTGTGTGGCATCCTTAGTCTGGTCGCCTTCGTAAACGTCCGGGTAATCCTCCCAGCAGCCATCAACCATGCGCGCCACTGCGGCGCCAGCGATGGCATTGCGGCGGTATGCCCGGTAAAAGTCATCGAAGCAGAGATCCTGCGGGTACCCAAACTCCTGATACAGGCGCTTACGCTTGGTATTACTGGTGCCATTGAACAGTGCGTTGACGTAACGCATCCGCTCGCGGTCGATGCTGGCATTCGTGGCGAGTTGTATATTTTCGCTTTCGTTCACGGTTTCCTCCGTCAGCGCGAGCGCACCAACATGCCGGTTGATTGTGGTTCAGATAATTCGGTGAGCGCGTATACCGCAGCATCAAGACGGTCAGGTGACTTCTTCGCAGTCGATGGTACGTATTCCATAAGCTGGTTCTCTACCTCGTAGAGGCTTCCCCTGTGAGCGACTCGGCCCTGCGCATACAGCGCGGAGATAGGTTCTGCACGTGCGTATTTGCCCTTACTGGCGTGCACGCGAATAATGCGGCCGACGAACCCGGCATTGCGCAGCGTATCTTCCGCCATATCGCCGCCCTGGTTGGTTTCGATGACGATCGCATCAGCTTCGTGTTGCTCGTAGGCCTCAATGGCTTTGGTAGCCCAGCCGTTGGGTAAATACTTCCCGCTGTAATCTGCATCGAGGCTGTATTGCCGCTCATCGCCGGTACCGTAAACACTGGCGACGGCAATGCCTGATTCGTCACTCTCTTCGCTGTTGGTGGCCTGAGGGTCGATTGCCACTACAGTACGGGCCAGTTCCTGAGTGATACGCATCGCGTGTGAGGCGCTGATCATCTCCTCATTCCACAGCGCCCCTTCCGCATTGAAGCGTTTAGGGTTCTGCATGTACTGAGCTTCGGCGGTGCGCCGGTGAGAGAACAGGGATACGCGGTGAGATTCGTTGTGCTTAAACGGCCACAGCCAGCCATCAGGCAAGCCGTGATCAATCGGGATAGCGTGGGTATTTTCCGGATAAGTTTCTTCGTAGCTGCGACTGCTATCGATAATCACCGGCAGATTCAGGTGATGCCATTTCTCTCCACTCCCGCCCCGCAGCAGATAGCCGCTCAGGTCGTGGTAGTGAATACGCTGCATGATGACAATCATCGGCGTCGTTTCGATCGCCAGTCGTGATTTGATTGTCTCGTTAAAGCGGTTGTTGACGCCGTCACGGACGATCTCCGAGTAAGCATCATCCGGCTTAACTGGGTCATCGATAATCAGCGCGCCCTGCCAGCCTGGCTCCATGTGTCCGGCACGAAAGCCGGTAACCTGACCGGCAGCTGACGACGCATAAACGCCGCCGCCGTGTTCGGTCCACCACATCGCCTTGCTGTCAGCGTCATCGCGTAGCGACATGGGCCACATAGACTGATACGCCTGCGACTTAATCATTCCACGCGCGGTTGAGGAGTTCAGCAGCGCCAGGTTGTGCGAATAGGACAGGTGCATGAAGCGGGCCCGGCAGTTCAGCGCCAGTCCGCGGCCCATCATGTTGATGGTAGCCAGCTCCGTTTTCGTGTACCCAGGCGGGACGTTGATGATCAGGCGCTGAATCTCACCATCAATAACGCGATCCAGTGTTTGCTGTATCACCTTGTGGTGAGGCGCGACGATCATCTTTCCGCCGGTGCGCTGCTTGAAGAAGTAGCGAGCGTAATAGAGCCCGTCCTCTTCGCATTCAACCTTACGGGCAAATGCCCTTTGCTCAGCAGTCGTCATCCTCCAACATCTCCCGCCGGGCAGCCTTGTACTCTTCTTTGGTCAGCGTAGCCATTTCGATTGGCCCACCGTTCTTGCCTGTATGCTCATGAGTGGCCTGCTCTTTGAAAGCCATCACATCTATGTGCCTCCCGAGCAGTTCGAGGTTTTTAACTTTATCCGGCCACTTAATTTTCTTAAGCAGCCCAACCATCTCACGCTCCTCCCCACGGCCTTCAAACATCTCAGCCACATCGAAGCCGCTCAAATATCTTCGCCAGGATGAAGGCCACTCGCTTACTGGCTTCAGACTCATGTCGTCTTTGAGGATGTCGAGCACGTCCATCTGGTCTATCTCAACAAGACGATTCAGGACGTATGTCGCATTTATGCCAACCAGATCATTGCGTTGCGCTTTAAGTTCGGCAATTCTGGATTGGATGTCAGGTTTTGACAGGTTTTCGGACGCAGTGCGGTTTGCGGTCTTGACGCTGTACCCCGCCCGAATAGCCGCCTGTGTAGCGTTTAAATCGATGAGGTACTCGCGACAGAACATCTCTTGTTTGTCAGTGAATGCCATAAAAATCTCTTGAGGAGCTAGCGTGGATTTAATTCAGGCTTACAGAGGATTAATAGATTGCGGACATATAAACCTGTTTCTTGACCCGAAAGTAAATATATCATTTTGTTTGCCACTTACGACTGATGCAGACATCTACTCATGCATCATTGCCACCTGCCATCAATGGAAAACTCCTGAGATAGTCAGTCAGAATGGTGATACTCTAGCTCGATGCTACAGAAACTCTGGAAATAAATGGTCCTTTCTTCCGCGGTACGACTTGATTGCAACAGGATTGAGCAACTCAACAAATACACTGATCCCGCTTACTTTAGGTGCAATGCAGCTGGTCAACGCTAGGCAGATTGTGAGTGCAACTCATTCGCTCTAGATGCTGTGCGTTCTCACTTACTTGCCGCATCAGCCACTGGCACAAAGAGGAACTGATCCACGCTATCCGGTCGGAAGTAACGCCACTCACCTGTATCAGTCGCCAGCGCCACAAACCCATTAACGATTTCAGGCTGGCTGCGCTTCATCAAACCGGTGAAAGTTTCTTTCGATGTCGTGGTGATAGTGATTTTATAGATTTCAGTCATACCAATCCCTAATGTGTTATTTTTTGTAAACTATTACGTGTAATTTCTATATATTAAGCCTCTCATTTCATAAGGATGAACTAAATGAATACGGTAATGTCTTGGTTGTCAGGGTTGTTGTTCGTGGCCGCGCTTGTTTTTGCATTCCACTTCTCACAGCAAACGGCTGTATCTTTTGCTTTTTTATTCGCCGCGTTTGCGTGTACTGAGTTATTTATAGACTGGTCAGGGATTCAGGATGGCGTTTTAAAAAAGATCGGGCTAACGATCTGTAAAGCAATTCCTGTTATAGCAGCAATTCTTCTGGCTTTTAACCCAAATCTATAATTCTTAGAGGTGTTTATTGCCCGCTATAAAAGTGGGCAATAATTTATTTAATTTTCATTGGGTTGAATCCACCTCCATCAACGCCACCATGTCAGGTTCCATTTGTCTTATTTGGGTGACGAATCACTTCAGGCACTGCTGCTGGATATACTCCTGGAGATACTTCACTTTGGCCTGGTCGCTGATGATTCCGGATCGGATACCGAAAATGTTTCGTCCAGCAGCATCAGAGAGTTCGATGCTGGCATCATTGCCCATGCTGCTGGTGCTGGCTGTTTTGGTTGTGGTTGGCTCTGGACAGCGGCCTTTAACGAGCACCCGGCCACCAGCATCAAGCTTGCGCTGCAGAACAGCATTCTCAGCGTTCGCATGTGCTAACTCCTTCGTGTA